AACGCATAAGCCGTGCTTTCCGCTTTGTTGACCACGATTGACCATTGCCCAGACGCTGCGTTATAGGCGTTCCAACTGTCGCAGGCCAGCATGATGCGGTCAATGTTGGCAAGGACATTTTGCCCTGTGTCTAGCACGCCGTTGATGCGGTATCTGGCTTGCGTTGCAGGGTTGCCGCTGCTGTCAGTAAACGTAATCGTTTGGTCTGAATAGGTGTTAAGCGCAGTTGCAGATGCAGTGTTTATTAAGCCTGCTGCCATACCGCCGCCGTAGACTTCATTGCCCAAATAGTCTGCCCATACATCCCCTGGCTTGGCTGCACCTGTGCCGTTTAGATTTTGCGTGACATTGAATGTGATGGCTTGTAGATTTGTGGTGCCTGCGTCTTGGTTGTAGTTGAGTTTTACAATTGCAAATGCTAAACCATTCATCTGTCGGACGGCAGCAGGCCAGCGTTCTGCTGCAATTATGTCTGCGCCGCCCATTGCGGTATTGGGTGCGCTGCCCGTAATGGTAGTGATTACACCGGCATCAGTTGAGGTGTACAAGTTGATGTAAAGATAGCCGCTAATTTTTGTGTCTACATTGCCAGCGCCGTCTGTCAAGCTGACAACTTTGGTCAAGTCTGTTGCATCAAAAGTCACCAATCGGTCGCCGTAGTAAAACTTGGTACGGTCAAAACTAAACTGCCCATTAGGGCTAATGCTGCTGATCGCCAGCACGTAGTACATAGATTGCTGGTCAATCGTCAACACTGCGTCCACAAATGTGCCGCCCATGTAGGCGTTGCCGTAGACAATAGGTAAGGTATTGGTGGTGTTAGGTGCTACCTGTTGTCTGACGCCTTGGTCAACGGGCTGGTTTGCTGTTGGGTCATTTGGGGCAAATATCCTACCAATGACATAACTTACGGCAAAATTAACTGCAAAGGTTGATATCGCTACAGCAGCAGCCCCGCCTCCTAATAATGCTGCTCCATACGCAATAATTGTCGCAACCATTTAATGCACCCGAAAGAATGTTGCTTGCATGGGGCTATAGCCTCGCTTGGTGTAATCAATCCAAGTATTGTTTGCCATCACAGCGGTGACTGCTACATCAATGCGCCCATCGTCAATTAAATCTGTAGCCAGCCGATCAAATTCTTTCCAAAGCCTGCCGCCAACTGTCCCGTTTCTATGCTCGGGCTTGACCCACCAAGCCAGTTCGTGAAGTTCGTAGACTTCAGGACACCAGACGTTTGTGGTTATAAGTGCTGCAATAAAGCCGCGAGATTCATTGTCAATCAAAACAAATCCTCGCCCTGCCATCATTTGCGTCATCAGGTTGGCAACGTGCGCTTCATCATGCGCTGCTGCTGCTTGCAATGCTGGCACAGGTGTCTGTGTGCTGTAGTCACGCATCATTTGCAGCAACTCAGGCATATCGTGTTTGTTGGCTTCGCGGATCATCAATTCGGCCCTTCAAAAGTTGTTTGAGCGTTTGATGTGTTGCTGCTGACGGTTGCGGATTGTGGTGGTTTGCCAAAGTCAAAATACGTGGCTGCAATCGCAGGAACACGACTCATGCTAGTGTCGCTCGGGTAGATAAAATTCCACGCCTTGGGAGTCGTTTTAATGCCTTGTATGCGGTTTTCTAAGATGGTTCTAAAGCTGGCGCAGGTGATGCCAACCGTGGCAATCCGTGTCCGCAGTTGATCGTTGAAATCTTCAGTGATTGAACAATTGCTGACAATGCCTGAATACCGTTTAAAAAACTGCTGGCTAGGGCTGGTAATGATTTGGTTGTTGCTGTCCAGGAATCCACGCCAAACGTCAATGTTGCTGCCCTTAATGTTGGCGGCAAGCACAACAGACACATTGGTGCCATCAACACCGGCAAGCGATATAGCCAAATCTGCGCTGTTGGCTTTAATGCTTCGGTCAATGGCGCTAATTGTGAGCAGACTTCCCAGGTTGGTAAACGTCATGCCGTCTACGGTAATTGCTGCCGCTGCATTGCAAAAGTAATAGGTTGCCGTGCTGGTGATTAGCCGTATGAATTCAGCCTGGATGATGGATGAGCTGCTCAGTGCAGCCATTGTGGTGGTCATCCTGTTATGTCCTCAATAAACACAAAATCCCCATCCCACTGCACAAATGCGCCAGAAGTCATCGGATTGAGTGTGTAAGTTGGGCATTGTGCCGCCAGCAGATAAAACGTACAGGCCGAGCCGACTGCGCTCAATGTGCCTGTTGACGGAGTGCCGATTACAGGACGATGCAAGGTCACGCTCACTGTAGAGCCGCCGCCACGCAAAACCTCGGCGGTGACTTTGTACGGGTAAATGCCAAGCTGTAGAAAATCGCCAGCGGCAAATACTACAGCGGATGATGAAACGCTTGGGAGGTTGCCAACAGTGATTGTGGTTGCGTTGGCGGCTGGCACGGCGGCAAGGGTTAGGGCTGCTGCCTGTCCACTTGTCAAGCCGCCTTTGTAATCGTCAAACCAACTCAGTAAGCTGCTGGCAAATGTAATTGTCTCAGGAAGCTGACGGTCTTTGTTGTCAATGGCTTGGATAACGCCTCGCACTTGTGGGTAGTACAGATAGGCGTGCGGTCGCACCGTGAATGACCAAGGCACAGATGTGAGGTATTCAGCTACGCGAACTTGGCCTGATCTGCTGACTTGCTGCCCAACAGTGCGCCGATTTTGAACGCTAATACTTTGGCTGATTTCAAAGATGGTTTGGAAACTCATGTTCTGCCCCTGCCGAGCGATAGGTTTTTGGCTCCGTAGGCGTTTGCTGCCCAGACTGCTTTGCTGCTGCCAAGAATGCGATCTTCAAACGACTTGGTGTCAATAGCTTGAATGTTGTAGTTTGTTATGTTGGTAGAGCCGCCCATTGCCATTGAATGATTTGGAACAATTGCGCCAGCACTGCGAGGCACAAACAACTCTGGCCCACGTTCTCCCACTAAATATGTGCCGCCACTTTCTACCGGACCACCGTCTGCTCTTGGCCCAGAATTTGTCCGATCAAGACTTACAGACGGAAATATGAAGTTTGCTAACGGAGCAAATAGATTTGTTGCGGCTGCGCGGAGTTGTATTGCCAACATATCTTTAATAATAGACTTGGCAAAATCTCCAAAATTTAATTTGCCTGTAGTTACAAACTCATCCAATGCTTTGGACATACTGCCCATCAAAGAATCAAAGGATTTGGCACCTGATTCAAAACTGGTTTCCATGTTTCTGTTAACAGCATCTAGCCTTGATACAAAACCTTCATAAAAACCGCCAGATGTTTGAGATTTTAATATTCTTCCGCGCTCAACTATATTTTGCAATGCTTTTTCATTTAATTTGTCTTCTCGTGCAAGCGCTTCTCTTCTGCTTTCTCTATCAAGATTTTGCATTGCATTTATTGTTTCTACGGCATCAATATATTTCCATGTTTGCTGCAATATTTCTTTTTCTTCTTGCAGTTTTTCTGCTTTTAAAAAACGTCCTTTTTGCTCCAGCTTAAACATTTCCTGCTCTCTAGCCAGTAAAATTATTTGCTGCTCTTGTCTTTGAGCATATTGAGCATTGCCTTGCGCGTACAAACCTTGTTGTTCTGCTTGTGCTTGATTTGCATCTTCAACATCTTTTCGCTCTGCTTCGTAGCCTTTCATAACCAAATCTTGCTGTTTTTTTATAGCGTCTTGTTTTTGTTTTTCCAAATCTTGCCAAAGATGATTAAATTCAGATAGCTGTCGTTTGGCTTCAGCAGCAGCTTTATCAGCGGCAGCTTTTGCTTCTGGACTAATCCCTAAAGTTGTTAATCTTTTAGGTGCATCAATTTTGTTTTCTTGTTTTGCAGCAGAAAACTCATCTGCTTTAATTCTTTGAATGGCTATTAGCGCATCTTGCTCTCTTTGCAAGGCAAGTATTTCTCTGTCAATAGTTGACAAAACTAATGGTCGCCCAAGAGCCAATTCTCTTTGTTTTCCCAACTCCGCAATTTCTTTGCTTAATTCTACAATCCTAACTGTAGGGTCGTTGCCAGTCCCAAACCCAATAAATTTTCCAAAAATAGTAAATGACAAATTAGATATATCTAAGGCTTTTAACCATTGACCTAATTTTAATAAACTTGGGCCTAATGATTCAGTAATCAATAAGCTAATTTCTCTACCTACGCCTTTAAATAAATCAAATGCCTGTGCCGCATCTTTAATGGCTTGCTCTTGTTCAAGCGTTGCGCCTTTACCTTCTCTTAGTCCTTTGGCAAAGTCCACCATGTCTACGCCTTTAGACGCTTTACCAAACGCATCTGCCGCCCTAGCGTTTCGGGTCAATGGGTCTTCCATTGCTGCAATTGCTTCAGTCGTTTTAATCAACAACTGCTGCGTAGACATATTCCCAATGTCTTTTAAAGATATGCCTAAATCGCTAAATGTTTTTTGTCCTTCAAATGAGCCTTTTGCTGCTTTGTCTACAAAGTCTGTAAAACTGGCAATCATCTTCCCAGCGTTTGCACCTTTGCCGCCAGAGTTTTCTAAAGCATTTGTGAGTTTAATAATTGAGTCAATGGCAATGTCATTGGCTGCTGCTACATCAACAATTTCGTCAGCGTATGCAACTGCTTTATAAGTGGCAACAGACAAAGCAGCACCAAGCGCCAGCACTGCATTTTTAGCTACGCCAACGGCTGCTGTAGCAAAATGATCTAACTTTCTGGATGCAGCTTCTAAACCAGTGACAAACTCGGCGCTGTTAAGGCCCAGGGCTACACCAAGCCGAGCAATGTTAGCCATGATTAAATCGTCCTTTGCTAAAGCCTGGCGCCTGCACCATAAACGCTAACAGGCTGTCATTAGCCTGCGCTGCAAGCTGTTCTTGACTGGCTGGAGGGTACAAATAGTCATGCACTGCGCCAAGCGTGCCTGCAAGCCTGTACGGGGTTGCGTGGGGCGGTCTGATGTAGTTAAAGACGCCGGTTGTCAATACGGCAAGCTGCGCCAGCAGGCCATGATTGCCAATGACTCCATCGGCGTACATTGTTTGGATTTGCAGCATAGTGATTTGGTCAAGGGCAGCAATTGATTCTGGTGTATGCCCATTGAAGACCATCGCTGCGGCGACTTGCTCCCTCAATGAGCCAATTAGTTTCCCCGGTTCTCCTTGTAGCCTGGACTGATAACTTCATTGATCTTTTCTACTAAAGCCAATTGCACGCTCAAAGGCCATTCCAATTCAATTTCAGCGTAGGTAATGTCGTCCAAAGTGTTCTCTGGGTTTTCTGGTTGGAGCAGGCGAATCATCTCAGTGATGCGTGCCTCCATCATTGCTTTGTTTGTAGCGGCCTCTCGCATTGAGCGCCCAGACACAACAACATCGTTATCCGTAAAAACCAATTCTTCGTTTTTCAGCGTCTTAAATTCGTCTAAGGATTTTGTCAAGTCAGCGTAAATTTTGTCAATCGCTGCGCTGTCTGGTTTGATAATGCGGCTGTGCATGGCATCGCTTTCGCTCACCAGTGGCACTCGCACTCGGAAGGCGTGGCCTCTAAGGTCAAACTTTTTGATGCGGAATTCTGCGCCTGTTCCCAATGCGCTGGATAGTCTTGTCATAAATTTGCTTTCTTGTATTGATCTAAACGTCTTGCTAATATTTGCCCTAAATTTTTTACTGTGCTTTGCGATTGTGATTCTAACGCAACACGCAAATAAGGATGTTTTGGATTGCGTGCAGAACCAAATTCTTGGGCTACGGCTCTTGCATCATACGGGAAAATAGACTTAGCAAACTTTCTAAATTTCTTTTGATAGGCTTTTTTATCTGATTCATATAATGCTGCGTTTGCTGCATAAAATTCTTTTTTAGCTTTTTTGGGAAACGCTTTGGTTGTAACAAGCGCAATAACTGTATCTGTAATTGCAATGTATTTTGATCGCTTGTCTTTGCGATTTGGGCGTCTAGCCTCTATTTGTAAGGTGCGTTTAAGGTCACCAGTGTCCTCTGGTGCTCCTGCCCTAGCTTTAGCCAATACTGGCTTCATGGCCTCTCGCACTGCCGGGATTAGGATTTTGCTGTTGGCTTTTTTGTCGCCAATTTCGTCAGCTAATTCTCGAAAGACTGCTTGGACACTGCCCATGCCTTCAAGTTTGATGCTGACGCTCATGTCATCCTCGGATGATGTCTTTGTACATTAAGTTGTTAAGTTCTACGACAAATTTCACGATCTGTTCTGGCGTCATTGTGTCGGCATGATTAGCTGCTATTTGATGCACCAGTTGGATGCCTGTCATCTTTTGCTGGGTAAACCCAAACCAATCCTTGCGTGACTCGGCTTGGGATACCAAAAAATTCAGCAGGTCATTCGTGTTCTGTATTTTGTCGGACATTTTTTTCTAAGAGTTTTAGGCAGACATATTCCGCTGAATCTGTATTTGCCTCTGCCAACGCCTCGGCAATCTCCGCTGCGCTAACTAACTGCTGCCGTGCAAGCGCAGCTAGATCGCCGTAACTGCTGGTCATTTCTGCCAGCACTGCCGCTATTGCGGTCATACCGTGTTGCTCCAGCCGTATTGATTACCGCGCGGCTGAATCGTAAAGTTAACTTTTGCCTCGGCACCAGGTGCGCTGTCAATTGTCCACTGGCTGACCCTGCCGTTAAAAGCGTAATAGATGGTGTTTGTTCCATCAGTTGCAGCAATCACGTAGGTGCGATCAATAGTGCCGTTGTAAGCGTCTGCACGCAAGAGCAACAGTACGGTATCGCTCGGGTTCCAAGCTGCTGTAATGCTCATGCTAGTCGGCGCTGATTGCACAGGGATTTTGTCGGATTGACGCGAGCCAGCTACCATAAAGGACGCTACGGCATCATCTTGACCAAAAGCTGGGATTGCTTCAACGGGCACTAAATTGCCGCTGATTGCAAGTGGCGAAACGCTGCCTAAAACGCTCAAATTTGCAGTCGTTAGTGGAGTTGGCGTTGCGCTGGGTTGAGCGTAAAGAGTGGCACTAAAGCCGGGTAGAATTTTTGTCGGGAGAGCCATGATAAGTTCCTTTGTTGAGAGGGTAAAAAATTTATTGTCTTATCAGGTCGGTATATCTAGTGTGCAGTCTAAAATTACTTGTCCGAGTTTTTCATCATTATCGTAGGTGTTGTAAAGCCATTGAACATCAGCCTTGCTAATCTGTATGCCGTAGGTTGCACCGCCAAACAATCCAGAGTAGCCGTGGAGCGATTGTAGTATCTGATTGCTGATTGAAAAACCGTCTTCAATGACTTGGGTAAAAATACTGATTTGGAATACTGGCGTGTCAATGCCTTTGACGGATTGAAAGCTGCCGGTGTAAACGGGCTGGTGAATGTTTCGCAGCATCCAAGTTACAAATTTTGGCTCGGTTGCAAAGTTTCTGTTAAAGGTAGCGTAGACCGGCACAGGCGTGACAATGGTTGTCAATGCCGCTTGGATGGCCCTGGCATATGTGACGGGGTTTTGCTGGGCGGTCATGTTGCCGTTACCGGGTCATTGCGGTAGGCCATTATCAAAACGCTCATGCGATCATCTGATTCTTGCACATCATTAATGCGCCAATCTTGCGTGCGATAAGTGATGCTAAACAAATGCTGGGCGTTGGCTATTGTTTGCATATGCGGCGTGTAGTTCAACCGAAACCGCACTAGGTTATCGTACAGCCGATATTTTTCTGAGATTTTTAAATTGTTGCCTACCGCCGACACTGTGGCTCGGGTGTCAAACCATTTTGTCGTGGTCGTGGTTTGTTCGCCAAAAGCCGTCTTGCTAAAGGTAAGGTTATTGATTGCAATGTTTTCAAAACGTGCAATCGCCATTACATGACCAATTCTTTGTAGGGACGAAGCAAAGTGTCCACGCCAAACGGGATATTTTTAAGCGATGCTTCGGTGCTGTTGCTGCGTTGGTTGTACAGGTGCGTTAGCAGCAGCAAACCAGCCTGTTTAATGGCAGGATACGTCTGTAGCGGGTTAGCGGCGGTGGTGTAGTTCACGACAATCGGGTTTGCCATGTCGCTAGTGATTGTCGGCAAGCTGGTCAGGATAACTCGGTTGCCGCTGGCATCGTAGTAATAGGTTGATGCTGCTAAAAGGGTAAGAGTTGGCGGTGCGCTGTTGTTGTAGTAGCCAACAGAGTTAATGGTTAGCCCTGCTTGCGTAGGGTATAGATTCTGGCTGACTGCTGGCAAATCTAGCGCCATTGGTGCGGTGATGGTTCCCTGTGCGCCGTACCAAACCCGATACGTCATAGAAAATATGGACATTCCCAAATAATCTTCTATGGCAAACCTAGTCGCCAGTTCTAGACTGCTTAGATAGTCATCTTGGCTTTCATCGTCAAACAGATTTAGCTGTTGGGTGATTTCGTCCAGCGTAAGCCAGGGCGTTACCACATCCCGATTTAACTGCTCAACTTTTGCATAGTTAAACGGGTTGCGGGTTGACCCACCTTGTGCGCCAAGGATTTCGCTGGACATTGTTAGACTCCAACCAGACGCACGCCTGCAAACGGGTCACGCACGGTAGACACCATTCGGCGCTCGGCGTACAGCGTGATAAAGCCTGGTGCGCTTTGCTCCATTGCTTGCACAGTCATTTCTTCTACGTCTGCAATAGTCACAAACCTAGGCCAGTTAGCAAGATACATTGTAAATTTGCCAGCCGCAACGGTTTCCATGTTTGGGTTTGCGATTACAGGCCAGCCAAAAATATTGTTTACTGCGCCGCCATCATCATCGCCAGTTTCTGCCAACAATCGGCTAGCGTTACCGCTGCTTGCTGCTTTAAGTTGCCGCAAGTCGTGAATTGTGTCTGGGTGCATCATCCAAGCGCAGCCAGGCAAATTCCAATATTGTGCTGGGAAACTTTTTGCCATATTAACCAAATCATCGTACACAAAAGCAGCGCCGTTTTGCGATACCGTCAATATTGTGTGGATGCCGTCTGTAATTGCAGTGCCAGATGAGCCGTAAGCTGCCGAGCCGCTTGCATAATAATTTAGTCCACGTAGGCCATTGGTGCTGCCTGTGCTTGTCGTCGTAGAACCTGTTTGATCGTTGTTTAAGATCATGCTTGCACCTTCAAGCTGTGCAAATTCCAGCATCATGTCTTCAACAAGCGTTTCATTCAAATAGTTAATGTCGCTCATTACCGCTGTTCGCACGGGCAAGCTGGCGCTGACTACTCGGGTTGGCAATTGCCAAATGCTGGTAGCAATGTTGGGTGAGCCAGTGTTTGGAGTTGCAGCGTAAAGCCAGGGGTTTGTGCTGTTGGCAGCGTTACCTGTTTTTGCGACAAACTGCACGCTAGAGCCAGCCGCAGGAATTACCCTAGACAATTCCCGGATTGGATTTGCAAATCGCAGTGCAGCAAAGGCGTTGTCAAAAAATGTGCGCCCACCAATTCCGTTTCCGGAACCAGTGAGGGCTGAGGCTTCGGTTAAATCAATCTTGACTGCATGGCCTTCGTGCAGCGTTTGCTTGATGCCCGACAAAATGCGTGCTGTAGTCATTTAATTTTCCCGAATGTTAAAAAAGGCAGGGAGAGTCCAACCTCCCCCTGCAATGGCAACTTAGGTCGCAGTGCCAGTCGAGCGATAACGAATAATGGCGTTCGGGTCACGGATGCTGGTTGCCAGCCGTTTTTCACCATAAAAAGTAATCGATCCTGGGGTCGTCTGGTCGTAGCGGCGCATCACCATATCCATTCGATCAATAATGGTGTGTCCACGTTGGAAATCTCCAAAATACATTGGGTACATTGACGTAGTGCCTGCGCTGCCAGTAGTTGCTTGACTTGGGTTGTCAAGATACTTATTCATCACAACATTAAAGCCCAACAGTTGCCCAATAATGCCGTCTGGATTCAGAGATTCCATAGAGTTAA